CAGAGGCAACGGTTTGTGTAGGTTTACTAACCGGTTTGCTCTTAGATGTATCAAATTTATGAGGAAATTCAAGTCTAATTCTTTTATCTATTTCCTCATAATATTCTTCAGATCTAGGATCAATTCCTTCTTCTTCTGTAAGTTTTCTGTGTAAATCAAATGCTGTATACGTCATTGCACTATCTTTACCAAACCACTCATTATTACTAGCCCATTCTTCAGCCATTGGATCATTTTGAGGTTGAACCTGTGGTCTAGCTATAGGTTGTTGTCGAACTTGAGCAGCATTTTGAGAAACATTTTCAAAATGTATTTTAGCTGAAGATACATCTTTTAAATCATTCTGTGCTTCATTTAACATTTCTTGGGCTTGAAGAACTCTTTCTTTATCTCCTTCTTCAAAAGCTTCCATATAGACAGATCTGGCAAGCTCAAGTTTATCAGTTAATTGTTTTTCAGAAGCATTAAGGCTTAACTTATTTACCTCATTTACTTCATGATGTTTTGTTCTGAGGTTGTTACCTAATTCCTCATTTTTTTGGATGAGAGCAGCTATCTGTTCATCTCTATCTTTTCTTTGTCTTATTAATTGTCTTATTCTTTTTTCAGCACCCTTAGTTTCTATACCTTCTAACTCTGGTGCTTCTTCTTTCTTTTGAGGTTCTTCTTCTACTTCTGGCTTGGATTTTACTTCTTCCTCACCTTCTACCTCAAATTCAACTTCTTTCTGCTCCTCATTCGGGACTTCTACTTCATCCCAATTATCATTATCACTCATTTTTTCCTCCGTTGTTTACGAGTCAACGATTTAACGTATAACTAATTATATCATAATATTAACTATTTCCCAAATTAAGCTGATCCTTTAGTTAAATTAAATGTTGGATCAAGATCTTTTGGATCTCCTACTTTCATATTAATTTGGTCATCAAAGAGTAAAATAAATCTTACTCCCTTATATAGTAGTTTAGTTCCTGTATGTTTACCGTAACATACATAATCTCCTACATTACACCATGCTCCAGTTGGAAACTTATCTTTATCCATATAAGCTAGATCACCAAGAACTATTACTTTACCTACCGTTGTAAGATACGACATATCTTCCTTGGTTGAATCTGGTAGAAGAATACCACCTTTAGTTTGGCTTTTAACAGATACTGGACGTACCAAGACATGAAATCCCGGTAGTTCAGGTAATACTTCTGGATCTTCTACTTCCTCTGGATCTGTAATCCATAGATCATTTTTGACGGATTTTCCCATTTGTACTTGTTGCATTAGTCTTCATCTTCTCCATATGTTCGTTTTTTAATGATATTAGTTATATTTGTTCTAGCCCAATCAAGACTTTGTATTGATCCTACAATCTGTCTATAGTGAGCATAATCTTCAGCAGTTCCATTACCTAGAGTAATTCTTAATTGTTGAATTTCATCTCCAAGTTCTTTTACTACTTCATCCCAGATATCCATCTGGAATTAAGATCCTTTCTTAGAATCTGGAAGTTTGTATTCACCATAATCCCATTCATTAAGATCGGCTGTCATTTCCCATTTACCAATACAATCACTTTTGAAAGGATCTCCAAAAGATTTTGAACTATCTTTAACATGGGAAGGATAGCCTTTACCCTTCTTCATTTCTGCCATTTTTAGTCTCCTCTTTAGATTTTTCTATTGCTAGTTTTACCAAGGCTTCTAAACCTTTCATATCAAGATCCGATTGATCTTTATTTAAATTTTCTACTAGATCTTTCATAAGTCTTTGTTGAGCTACTTCTAGATCTATAGATTTTAATTCTATCTTAGCTTCTATATCTTTATCTATCTTTTCTCTTTTAATGTTATCAGATGATCCAGCTTTCAACATATCTATTATCTGATCATTCTCGTTAAGCTCAAGTTGTTTGTTTTTAATTTCCATCTCAGCAGCTTGAACCATAGTATCAGATTCTAGTTTTTGTTTCTGTAGTTCTACCTTGGCTTGTTCAAGAGCTACAAGCTGTTGTTCTGGAGATTGTGCTTGACCTAAAGCTTTATTAGCATTCATTACTTGTTCAGAAGCTTTAGCCATAACCATATCTATTACAGCAGGATCTTTTTGATTTTCTGCTGGCATTTGTTCTATGATACTTTCAGCTACTCCTGTCATTTGTTCTTGATATTTCATAACAGAATGTTCTTGTATATTAGCCTCAAGTATAGGACGTATTCTCTGCATAACAGGATTGGCCCCATTCATAGGATCTTGCAGGTATGCCATCTTAACTTTCATATGAGCATCATGATCTTGACCCGGAAAGGCTGCTATAGGTATTCCCTTTGTAACAGCCATTATATCAGAAACTGGATCAAGAGCTTGTGGTTCTATCTTAGGAGGAAGTATCTCTTCAAGGTTTGGCATATTGGCAGCATTAAGTATTGTTCTATTTAATGCTTCAATATTAAACATACCCGGAGGAGATTGCTGTGCCATTTGCAGAGCCATATTAGCCATCATCATACGGTGGGCATTACTTGGTATATTAGGATCTGATACTGGAACAATATCTATACGTCCATCAAAATCCTTTTTAAATATACTACGATCTTCAAATGGAACATCGTATGGATATTCATTAGGAAGATAATCATAATCTATCTTGGCTAATATTCTAAGTTCATCTTTTTGTGACTTATGTATTCGTTTATGTATAGCTGTAAAGAACTTACTACTAGCTTCTAGTAAAGCCATAGTTGTTCCTACAGGTCCATAGGAGGCAGCATCAGAGACAATCTGCTCTGTGCTGTCTGCAAACCTCTGACCAGCAGAGGATACAAATTGTAGCATTTGAAATAGAGTTGAGGAAGGCTCTTTGTAGGGGAGGGGAATAATAGCCTTTGCAAGATCTACTCCAGTTGCTTCAACCTCCTTGAACTCACCGGGGGATATAGGTTCGTTATCACCAACCATCCTTAGTCCCTTGGCTTTAAAACCTCCCGGTAAATTAGCAAACTGTCCTGCATCTATAAGGGATCTCATTGCAGCAGTTGCACTCATTGTAAGATTACCAAGGAAGTGTATAAGTCCTAGTCCGTAGAAACCAAAGCCGGGTACAAACCTGTAGTGGACAAAATGACTTCTCTTTTCTACATTAGGATCATTTTGTTCATAGTTTCTACGAATACTTAGTACTGTTCTACTTTGTTCTTCTACTGTTACGATATATGGAAGAGATTGGTCATGCCCTTCTATATCTAAATAACAGTGTTGTTCTAATAATATATATTGAGGATCTTTATCTGAACTAGGAGAAAGACCTAGTATAGTATCCATCTTTTCTGTAAAGGATGTTAAATTAGTTTGATTAGGTTCAGGTAAATCTATATCTTTATAAACTCCTGCTCTTATATCTCTTTCTAATTCTATAGGACTTTTATATATAACATGTGTATATCTATCTGCATTTCTAAGATCAGTAGCAAAGTAAGACACATAGAATTGATCTATAGGTATGAACTCTGATACAGGACGTTTAAAAGTAGAGTTATAGTATATCTTTTTGAATGCTGATCCTATTAGAGGGAGATGAAACAACATTCTTTCAAACTCATCAAAGTATTCTGGCATCTGCTCAGTTACCTGATAGTTCATAAAGTTCTGTACTCTATTAGCTTGTAACTGTTTATCAGGAGTTACCTTACCAAGTATATTCGCTTTTACGGGGCCACTACTCGGAAATAATTCTTGTGAAGCTTTCGATTGAAACTTTACGGCTGACTCAATAAGAAGTGGGTGTACGGCTGTACATGCCCCTTCAAAAGGTTCTGATCCCGGTTCAAGCTTAAGTCCCAGTAACTCAAAGCCTCTTTCAAACATAGACTCCCATTCACCTCTTGAGTCTTTATCTGCCTGATAGTTTTCTATAACATCCATAGCTATAGTTAATAAATCTTCTTCTTCCAGTGTCTCACATAAATCACCATACCATTCTGCAATTTCTTCTGAAGGTTTCATTAATGTTTCTTCAGTAGCAAAGTCTACTGTAACTCCACCATCATCTTCCACTTGAAAGGTAGCATCTATGTTTGTCTCTTCAACTGGAGCCATAGGAACTACGTTAGATATTTCCTGTGGTATTTGTTCAAAGGGGTTTTTTTCTGTAGCCATTTTCTATCCTATGCAAAAATATTTCTACCATAGAGTGTATTTACTCTTTCTCTCATTAGTGCATCTAATGCTGAACTTGTGGTAGTTGGTTTTCCTTTTCTAGCTAATAAGCCTTTTATACCTGTAAACTCTTCTTCTTC